GCCGCTACGCTGATGCCGGAATCAAAGCAAGGTGAACATACGCTCATAAGTATCGCTTTAGAATTGCGTTTACAAAGTAACGAAAACAATCCAAGAAGTCAGCACGCTCGGCAATGTTTTTTCGATTGGTCTTTATGATGGACCCATTGGCATCACATTGCACTTGCTTCGCATCGAATACAAATCCCTTGCACCGCTTAGAGTTCACGCGGATGTCAAGCTTGCGCAATGCTGCGTTGCAATCGATGCGGCTGTTGTAGTGCGTTGGGTTGGCCGGAATGAGAAACTGGCTATCGCTCATGCCGAGCCGCCGCTTAATCATCGTGTACGCGCTGGAGTTATCGCGCTGTTGAACCGTGCCACCCTTACCCATCGCATCGCCTGTAATACGTATCAGCCCCATCGGCACTCCGAGCGCAAGCACAGCATCGCAGAACGCATCCACGCTGCCCTTGTCAATCTTAATCTCATCCACCACTACCGCGCCTCTGCCAACGTGCTGAATAACCAAAGCGCAAAGTGGGTTAATGTTGAAGTCAACGCTGATGTGCACTGGCATGTTGCGGTTCAGCTGCACGCTGTCATCGATGTGCTTATCATCGCTCCATTCGTACAGGAACGGGTTCGCCACATCGTCCATCACATCCCAATCGCCCTCCACGAATCGAGCGTACTGCACAGGGGGTAACTCCTTCAAGCTCTCGAGGTATTCAGCCGGGATGTGTGGGTTGTCGGTAATCTTGCTCGGGATGAATGTCCACCGCTCGGGCAATCTGCCTTCTCGGTATGGGTTGTAGATTATATCCTTTACCCAGTTGTTAGCTGGATTGCACGTTGCAAGGCACACGATCGGCGGCTGGCCTATTGCCTTGTTCCAACTCCCGATGCGTTCCTGTACTTTGTAGAACGTGACATCTTGCAGCTCATTCACCTCATCTAATCCAGCGCCGTTAACCTCAAGACCTTTGAAGCGGTTGAGGTCTTTATCATCATCAAAGCTTTCAGCCATAAAGATAAGCTCACTGCCATTGATGAAGGTTACTACCTGCGTGTCGCGGTTCCAGTTCTCGACATATCGGTCGATTCCATCATTCAGGATTGAACTAAACGATGGAAAGGTTGTGCGCTTCAGGTCGGGCAGGCTGCGGCGAATAATAACCCATCGGCTTCGCGGGTATTGCAGCGCAAGGTAAACAAGTGTAATCAACAACCAAGTGGTTTTTCCACCGCGTATACTCCCCCCAAACACTATCACACGGTACTGCCCAGACTCAACAGCCTCGAGTGCTATGGACTGCCTTTCAAATAATTCGTATTCCATCAATCCTCCTCGTCATTCGGGTCGGGCATGCAGTCAATGATGTTGCGAATAACAAGCACAAAGCCATACGCAAACGCAACTATGAACAGCGTGAGCAACAATCCGGTGCCGATGGCTTTAAGCATTGCCGTCCTCTTTGGTCTTAATGATTACCAACGGCTCGGTAGTCTTGAGCGTGGTCTCGCTGGTCTGCTTCGGCTTGCCATAAGCGCGGTCGAGCAGCAACTCGGCGGCGCGGGTATCGCCTTTCTTAGCCCTTGCATGTAGCGCGTTTAGTATCTCTTCTGCGGCTGTTTGTCCATCTTTACCTTCCTTGCCGAGCACGTTCGCAAGTAGCGTGTGAAGCTCTGGCAGCTTTGGCCTGCCAACATTCTTGGTATTGCCTGACTTCAACTTGCCGCCGTTTCTGCCTTCTCTCATTTTACGAGTTTTTACGAGTTTACCTCCTACGTGCTTTGCGGTACTTCTCAGCCTCTGCATAAGCAATCGCTGCCGCTTGGCTGGGTGAATATCCCTCGCTTATTAGCTTGCGGATGTTCATCTGAATTATCTCTTGGCTGTCGCCTTGGAATAGTGGCATAATTTACAAATTTACTAAATTTTCAAATAGCTTGCCTTCGTAGGTAATGTTCATAGAAAAGCCCCGCTCAACTATCTCTTCATATTGCGATTGGTAGATGAATAAATCATGCAGCTTGCCTTCGATGAAAGCCTTTGCTGTAAATCCTTGCACCCCGCTTTTATCCGATGTAGGCAATAACATTCCGAGTCTATACTGAACATCGCGCTCTTTGCTCAAAACAATCTTATTGATCTTGCTGAACTTGCGCACATCGTCAATAGTGATTCCAACAGCAATGTCGTATTCAAGTGCCGGATGGGTTAAATATCCAAAGTAGCAATGGTCTCGCATGTACTCAGCATCGACAAACATGCCAGCCCTGAGTCTTGTGGTTTGGTTAGTCATCTTTTCGGCTGTGATATCGTTCGCAATCTAAGTCAATCCAATCGAGCTCAGGCTCTTCATCGTCATCAACAACTGCATCGTAGTTCGTTGGTGCTCTTGCCATGTCTCTGAGATAGGCGAAGTAATTCGGATGTCCTAGGTTTTCTGTTTCAATTCCGAAATGCTTTAAGCACATCTCTCGTTTGTACTCTTGGTATTCTGTCATAGTGTGTGTATTTAGCAACCGTGTTCCGGTTCATGTTTCTTTGGTTTAATTGTCAATGTTGAAAGGTAATTGCGAACCATCATGCGTACTGTCTCTTTTGCTGATAGTGGAACGCGGAAGGATATGGTAGACATTTTCTCGCCGTAAATCGGCTTTCGCCCGGCACCTGATCGCCTACCTCCTCGTTTTTCTGTGTTCATGTGTGCAAAGGTATTTATTTGTTTGTGTTTTGCAAATTAATATTATTCTTGTGCAGAAGCCTCAGCCAGTTCAATGCCTTAATCGTGTAGGTTCGATGAACTAATGTTCCATGCGCAGCTGTTGTGAGATATCTCGCAAGCGATTTATGAGCCTGTTGTGTTGAGGTATAAGTTAGCGGCTCATCCACAATCATTGCCTCATCTGGAAGCATCTCGGTCATGTAGTGAATAATCTTGTCGTACTTAGTCATGGTTTATGATGTTTAAGAATTCCTCTTCATTGCGCACTATGTGGTATTCATGGCCGAGTGATCGGCAAATCTTTTCAAATCTCTTCTGCTCTTCCGACTGCTTTCCGGTTTCGGTCTTCCATTCAATCCAGCATGTCCGACCTTCCGGCTTCAAGTAGCACATATCGGCAACGCCTGGCACAACTCCCATCGCTTTGTTCATTGCACCCTTAATGCCGTTCACGCTGTTGTTATTGATGGCAAAAACTCTTCCACGCAAGTCTGGGCGGGCGTTCCATAGGTTTGTGAAGGCTTTGGATTGGGCTTTTACTTCGCTCATAATTGTTGCCACTTAGTAAGGTGGCAACAATGTTTTTGACTGCCAAAAACGCTTGTATCGCAATCGCTGCAATGGTTACAGCGATTTGTTGCCACTTGGGCCAAAAAAAGCCCTGTTAGTATAATATGTGTGTGTGTGTGCATGTGTGTGTGTGTGTGTATATAAATATTGTTAAGGTATGAAAAGTAAGTGGCAACAGTGGCAACAAATGGCTGTAAGGCTTGGTATAATTGGGCTTGGAGTGTTGCCACTTGCTTTTTTGAAGTGGCAACAAAGTGGCAACACTGGCAACATATCACATCGGATTTTTGTTGATAAGGTACATTCTAACAATCGAATTTCCACGGCGTTTGCGGTCTTGCGTATAGCCTAATGCAGTGAGTATCGAACCAATACGCTGCGTGTTGAGGTAATTGAACTTGGTCTCAATCATAAGGTATTGCTGAATCTCGGTAAGCGACATCCACTCTCCATAACTTTCAGAGTTCGCTGGACTCAGCTTCTTGTGGATTAGGTCTTCTTCAGGTGTTGAATGCTTGAACGCATCAGTTGATTGGTTTAGCTCTTCGATGTCTTGGCGCAATACTGTGTAATCCCAGCCGTTGCGATACATGGCATACAGCTCACGCCATAGTGCAACCTTATCGCACTTGTTATAATATTCCTGATTGATATCCACGATGTGAATTGGAATCTGCCTACGGTTTCCGGTAGGGTCATTAAGTATCTGCGTTTCGTTCGATGTACCGCAGAACACGGCCAGCCTACGAAGGTCGAGCGACACGCGGCCATAAGGTTCGCGCACGTTTATGAACTCTTTCGATGTTAGCTCTTTGAGTCGCTTCTCTTCCTTTTTGGACTTACCGCCGTATTCGTCATCGAGGATGATCAGCTTCTTGCACATGAGGATTTCGTCATCCTTTCCGGCATCCATCTTCGACTCAGCGAATAGGTACCTGAGCTGCTTGGGTAGCAAGTAACGAAACCAGTGTGTCTTTCCGGTGCCTTGCTTCTCGCCTGAGAATATGAGCACCAATGGCGAGTGATTGCCATAGGCAGATGCGACCACTGATACGAGCCACTTGAGGACGAACTTATCAGCGTTTGGCGTGTCGGTTATTATGCTGTTGAGCAGGTGCGTCACGTTGTGGCAATCTTCCTCGGTGTGTAGTTCCTCTTCAAAGAACTCGTGCAGCGGGTTATATGTCTCGATGCGATTTGAGAAAATAATGGAAGTTACCAGGTCTTTTGTGGCCTCTTTGAACACGGCCTTGCAATCAAGAAAAATCGAATTTATATCACTGTCATCGATAGGCCTTCCATTTAGTTCCACGTTGCGCGTAACTACGTTTTTTCTGAGGTCAAAAGTTTTTATAAACGCCGCAATATCAGCACTTACATTCTCCGATTTGAATTTAATATCCTTTGCTACTATTTCATTGACAACTTTCTCACTTTCCTCCGGGCTGATGCCAGCTACCTCCAGCGACTTGACGATGGCTTCAGGCGAAAGCCCAGCGGCACGTTGCGAGCTTGCGGCTCGGAGAATCTCCTTGGTCTGCTCGGAGTAGGCTTGTATGCCGTTTTGCTTGGCCTGGTAGTAGATGGTTGCAATTGTTGACCGCTTGCCCTTGCTCTCGCTGTGGTTCTTCAGGCAGGCTGTGTACTGCGCATTGCAGTCATCGGAATTGTACTTGGAAGAGTGCGATGACAGCGTGTGAAAGTAGTCGCGACCACCTTCTCCAAATTCGGACACCAGTGCGTATGCGATTTGAATCCACTCGGAGTAATCTTCGCAGAGGTTAAGCCCCTTGCGATCCATCTCTGCAATCATGGCATCGAAGTCGGTTTTCACTACCGCGACTTTTGCGAGCTTGCGTTCCTTCGGTTTTGCGAGGTACTTCTTGAACATGACGGCCTTGGTGTTGATGTGAATCCAAGGGTCGTAAGATATGAAGCGAGCGCGTGATACGTTTTTGCCGGACTGGTCAACAATTAGCTGATAGGTGTGGTATAGGTACGATGCTATGCCATTAAACGCATCTGCGTGGCGTGTGCCATCGATTTTTACTATAAGGCATAGTCCACGCCCACTGATGGAAGTAAACGCAGCATAAACGTAAGAATCCGATTGAATTAGCTTCTTAACATCTTCAGGGCTTTCGATGTTGTCGATGTCGATTGCGATGAATCCTGAGTGCGCTCGGATAGCATCGTCCTTTCGGGCTGAGAATGAGCCGCTGATGGTGACTAATGGAGCTGATTTTTTCTTTTTATCGCGCTCGGTCTTGTCGGCTGTTGCGCGAACTTGGAGGACTATGTCCTGCCATTTGCCAGTTCTGACTCCTTCCAGAAAGGAGCTGAGTTCGATGTCAGTGTCTTGTGTGTCATAGATGTTTTGGTAATGTGAGATGAGCATAGTGTGTGTAATTTATCATGTATTAGCTGCCTGTGAAACTGGTCAAAGCGTTTGCCCTTTTCGCGGCACCAGAGCCTTGCAAGTTCGTGAATTTCTTTTTCGATTTGTGCGCGATGCTGAGGTGTTGGATTGTGAAATATGCGCACAGCCTTGTTGAAAACTTGCTCAATTAACACATAAAGAGAGCGATAATCTTTGTAATGAGCATTTGATTCAATTATCTTTTTTACATCAATAGCCTTGGATACTTGGATGAACTTCTCGATGGCCTCGTCCTTTTGTTTGATTACTGGGAAGGCATGGCCGCAATCGCAAAGGCGAACAGCGGTATGCATCAGTGCGCCACAATCAGGGCACTCTTTCACAGGAGCCACCCCTTCGCCGGGCTTCTTGGGGTTGTGGAAGATATCGCTCCAATTGCGAGGCGATGACCAGAGGCCATGCGTGATGCAGTTTCCTCCAAGATCTATGATGGTGAATGCGAGCTTGACATTGTGTGGCCTTGCACCGCGGCCGCACATCTGAAGCCATAGCGGCATTGATGCTGTGGCCTTGTTTACGATGACGGTCTCGATGTCGGGCTGGTCGAATCCGGTGGTGGCAATTCCGATGTTGTTGAGTATTGCATCGGGAGTGTTGGCGAACCATTGCAGCACCTCAGCGCGATCAGGCGAGTCAGCATCGAGATGCCGAGAGTTGAATCCAGCTGCCACGAATGCGCTGTTCACGGCCATCGAGTGCTCGACATTGCAGTTGAAGATGATAGTCTTGCGGCCGAGTGAGTGTGCCTTGTAGGCGTTTACTGTTGTCTCAATGTACTTAGGTGCTTTGAATGCCGCTGCCATCTGTGCCGCATCGAAGTCTCCAGCTTTCATCTTCAGCTTTGCCCGGTCGACAATTTGAGCGGCTGAGTAGGTCAGCTCTGGGCATAGGTAGCCTTGCTCGATAAGGTCGGGAATATCGATGCCGCACACAATGTCATCGAAGTAGTTGCGCAAGGGATTGGTCTTGCGAGCTGCCAATGGCGTTGCCGTGAAGCCTATGATGTAGCTTTCTGTGAAGTGCTCGATGACCTTGGTGAAGTTGCCGATATGCACTTCATCGACAATGACCAGTCCGATGTTGGTGAACTTGTCGAGCCGCTTGTATGCCGTCTCAACCATTGCCACATACACGCGAGCATGTGGAATCGACTTCATGCCAGCGGTTACGGCTTGCGATGGGATGCGAATCGCTTTCGTGGCCTGTTTCAGCAGCTCCTCACGATGGACAAGGATTAGGATGTCTTGGCTCGACTTCGCGCAATAGCGGTCACATATTGCAGCGAAGCATACGGTTTTGCCTCCACCAGTTGCGAGCTGCGCAACCACCTTGCGATTGCTGCGCAGGCTCGCTGCGATGTTATTGATGAAAGTCTCCTGGTAGGGGCGAAGAGTCATGATTCAAGCCGCTTATCCATTGGTATAAAGTCCGAGCCGTTGCCGTGTACTGTCTTGATGAAATCTACCTCAACCTTTGCTGAGTTGATGATGGTCTGCGCCACATCGGTGATGGCTTTCGCCTTTTCGATTTCCATGTCACCATCTTTGAGCATTTCGATTACTTCAAATAGATGGTCTCTTAGGTGTTCAATCTTGTTCCTTGCCATGATTTTTTAGTTTGCGTTTTAGTTTAGAAAGAATTTTCATTGTTGATTTGAGCTCTTCAGGATAGCGATGGATGGTGTTAAGTCGCATGTTGCTTTCGCGATCTACGAGCATAAGGTTTTCAATATCAAAGTTGCCTTTGTTGCCATCGATAAAGCGAAGAAATTTGCCTTTGGGTATCGGACCGTTCTCGAGTTACCAGGCAAGGCGGTGAGTCATCACCCAGCCATTGAGCCCTTCTTTTACCTTTGTCCAGTGATAGCCTTCAGCATCGATGCGAGTCCAGCCGACAGGCTTGTAGTTTGCCGGAATGTGGCCGTTTTTGAATAGCGTGTGCTCAGGCGAGTTGTTGCGTCCTTTGATACCTTTGTTCCAAGGTGTGTGTCCTTTGGTGAATCTATTCTTCACCCCGGCAATTGCCACAACTTTGCCATGAACCTCTCGGATATACTCAGGTGCCTTCTTTAGTCCGAGCTTATGCGCGATATTGTAAACGCTCGACTCAGATATCCCAAGCACTTTGGCAATCTCTGCCGTCTTGGTGTGCGAGTAATACTCAACAACGTAATCGATTACAAGCTGGCCGTGTCGCTTACTTCCCATAGTTACCATCGAATTGATTGAGAAAGCCTGCGATTAGCTGGAAGGCATGGTCGAGTTCTTGCTGATTGTGGCGGTAGAGGTAGAGGTCTTTGAACTGCCCCGATTTTTTCACCTTTGGCGGCACGCCGATGTAGTAGAAATCTTTCGGATCCCATCCCATCAGCATGCAGTACCACACAGCCTGCACATGGTTGAAGTGCTTAATCATGTCATCAGCAAAGGCTTGAAGATTCTTGGCGGTTGTGGTCTTGACATCAGCGATAATCTTCATTTCATCCCAGCAGATATCCATTGCACCCTTGGCGAGCACGGTCTTATCCCCGAAGGTTAGCTCAGTCACCACGATGCGCTCCTTCTCGCTTTTGTCGAATAGCTCACCAAGCAGCTCGACCTGGTGAATTGCATCGTAAGTGTTGCGCACTGCATCGCCCATCTCTGAGTAGTCACACTCAAGCAGCGAATAGTGGAAGTCCTTGCCATAGTTAAGCGATGCCTTAGCGTAGCTGATGTCTCCAGTGTAGAAGCGTTTGATACGGCTTGCGCTTACCGCTGGGTAAGCAATGTATTCTTCGCGTGTCATAAATTATCCCCTCTTAATTCTGTGAATTCTTCCCATGATTTTACACCTGCACCACGCATATTAAAAAACATTTCTTTAGTCACTTGAGATGGGTAAATATCAGAATCTAATGATATATGACGCAATATGTTTCTAAGCCTAACAGAACCATCTATAACATTAATCCACTCGCTAAGTACCAAAGAGGTTGATGCTTTTATTTTTTCTCTTTTTATCAATTCTGCTAAACACCTTTTATCGCTATCATTTAAGCAATAAGTGTAAAATTTAAATAAGTCCATGTTGTGAGTTTTTTATTGGTTAAAAACGTGATTATAATATTGCTCTCCCAGTTGCAGGCCGTCGAGTGCGCCTTCGTTGTAAGCTTCAACAATCTGTTGCTTCTCAATTGCGATATACTTGTGAAAGTTATTCAGGAACTGCCTGCCCTTGTCGGTATGAACTTCAAAGAATTCCGGATGCAATTCTCTCAGCTCGGTCATTAGTTGCTGGACTGCTGTCTTAGTTGCCATAAGTCTCGTTAAAATATTCGTTAGCTGTTTGCGGACCTTCTTTTATGCCTTCGAGCTTTCCGGCTGAATACATCTGCATCATGTATTCGCGCTCCAGTGCTTTTGCTTGCTGAAAAGCCTCTGCGAAATATGGTCCAATTTCGGCTGTTAGCTTGTTCTGAATGGCTATTTCAAGCCATTGTACTGCTGTCAATTTAGTAGGCATGGTTTATCGTGTTATGGTTTGTATTTGCTCTTCATAAATCTCAATGCCAGCGATGGCGGTCACGTTGCACTTCTCCATTGCCTTGAGCAAGTTTTGCGTGAGGTCTTCGGGCTTATACATCCCGGAACCGAATAGCACACTGAGCACCTTGATCCAGTCCACTTCGCCATTGATGCGAGCGCGGCGGATTGTGCGAATGCCTTTGATGTGATTATGCTGGATGCTTACATCAGCGAGCTGATCGGTTAAGGCTGCCATCGAGCTTGCTTGCTCTTGGATGCGCTTCTGCTCTTCTTGCTGCTTGCGATTAAGCTCGGCTGTGTACTTCAGCATTTCAGCTTTGGTCGATGCGATGAAAGCCTGAAGCGGTTCGGTAGCATCGGACTCGATGCGCATGAGTTCTTTCTTGTAGGCATCGATAGGACCAGTGACCATCTTACGCGCATCTTGGATAGCTTTAACAGCGGCATTGACCTGAGCGATTGCGTGTGATGCGGCGGTGTATTGGTTTTGGGTTTCGATTGGCTGTATGTTAGCCGTTAGCCTCTGAGCGTTTAATGTCTCAGGTGAATTTATTGATTGATACAATTTCTCGATAGGAATTGTTATCTTTGCGATACTGTTCATGTGTTTCAATGTTAGTAAAGCCCGGTCATAGTGTGTACGCCGGGCTTTATTTTTTTGGTTAGAATGGAGTTTTATCGTCTGAGTCGGTGAATAGCGAATCGAAGTCAGTGGTCGATGCTTCCCAAGTCGGTGCTGCAACGGTTGGCTTTGCGGTAGTTCGCGCAATCCATTCATCGCTTTTGCGAATGTCCTCCTTTAAGAAGTCAGGCAGCTTATTGAACACCTCTTCATTGTGCTCGGTTGTATCATAACTAAGCAGCTCGTTAATTGCTGGCGGGCAAGCAAGGCCTTTCGGCAGGGGAGAGATGCTCATGATGTTAGCATACACTCGGTCCTCTTTGCCATTGTGCGCGATGTTGATCATGCCGGGATGTCCGAGTAGCTTAGTGATGTCGAAGTCACCTGCTTGCGCATCTGTGAGCTTCTTGCCTATCCATGACTCGATGAACTTGCGCAGCGATGCTTTCTCGCCCATTGTGAGGTTGAATACTGTCTTAACATAGAACGGCTGTTCGCCTTTGTCTTCGCTGAATACAGCGGTCTCGGTTGGCAGTTCAAAGAGAAATTGAACTTTGCGTTTTTTGTTGCCCCACTTTTCATCGAAGGTAGTGCCCTTGTCAATGATTTGGTAGCAACGCGCAGGATATGCGCCTTCGGGTGCGATTTGGCGGGTTTGACTTCCGCCTGAGTTTACTGGTGCTTTCATGATTAAAAGATTAAATTGAGGTTAAAAGTGCTTGAGTTGATTGTTCGTGAAGGTATTCAGTGACGAATGCAAACTGGTTGTGAAACTCCTCCATATTGCAAGGGTCATAGATGCGCTTCTCAGGTGGCGTGCCGTAATCCATCGAGCGATGGTACTGCCGTGCGAGGTTTGCTGCTTGGCTGTCGCATCGGGTGTAAAGGCCCTTGATGCAGCCGTCATTTACAACCATCACCATAGTGCCTGTGAGGTGGTTGTAATGAAAAAATTCAGTGCCCTTCCAATTCTTGAAGGTCGTTGCTGTTGAGATTTCTGGTGTGTTCATGTTTTTAATTGTTTTATGTCAGCAAATGTAAAACCTTATTTTGATTTCACAATACTAAAACAAAGAAAAAAGTAAACCACCAGCGCGAAAAATCGCAAGTGCTTAATAATCAACCCAATTATTTTGCGCGACCAATTGCGACACCAACAAGCCCCCCAAGCGCGAAAGCGAATGCGCGTGTCTCGTACCACTTCTTAGGCGGTTCGGCCACGATTATGTTATTCATGCCGGTAACGGTTACATAAGGGTTATCAATGCCAAGCCGAACCACCTTATCACGCTTACGCGATAAGAAGCCCTTACGCAGCGTATCTCCAATTGCAACGGTATAAGATACCGGAATGATAATTGAGTCCAACTGAAGCCGTCCCAAGCGGTTAATCGAGCCACCTATCTCGAGCCACTTACCCGGCCTGTGGAAGTAACGCGGCAGGCGAAGGTGCGGGAAGCTATCAATGTACACGGTCTCGCCAAGCTCAATCTCTGTCTTGACAACTGTCCGCGTTTGGTACCTTACCACCACCTCAGGCTCTCGCAATTCCAAGGCTCGCAGCTTGGTGCCTGCCGCTGCGAGCTGCACTCCTTGGCTGTGCATCTTGCTGCTGTCTCTCGCGATTCGCACAGCGTACTCATTGTTGAGCGAATCGAGGTACATGGCATTGCTTTCGGCCTCGCTTAATGCCGCGCAAGTTCGCAGCAATAGCAGCAATAAGAATAGGCATATTGCCAAAAGGCTTAACGTGCTGATGTTGTTTTGCTGCATAGTATAAGTTCGTTTAATCGTTTGAGGTAGGTGCTCTTATCGCGCAGCTCGTTTAGCAATATATCGCCCGCCACCTTTATCGGCATCGACTTCTCGGCTATGTAAACTGCCAGCACCTTCACAAGTCGCTCATCGCATTCACAATCGGTCGCCGGTAGGTTTCTCATAGTTGCCTTGTTGCTTTTTTGACTAAGAGCCGAATCACATTGTCGAGCTTATCCACGCTGTCCTCGAGCATCTTCATCACCCCATCGCGCTCTTGGTCCGTTGCCCAGCTGTGATCGTTGAGCATCTTTACCAAGCCACCGATGGATGTCAATGGCTGCCTTAATTCGTGCGATAGGGTGAAACGAAACTCTTCCAGAAGCATCTTTTGCCGTTCGTATTCATGGCTGCTTATGGAAGTAACATCGACAAGCTGAATGCCGATGAAGTGAAACATATCAACAATGGCGTAAACATTCCACATATTGTACCGCTCGGATGCAATCTTCTGCTTGGTCTTTGCGTATGCCCTAATCGGGTCGGGTGATTTGCTTTGCGCCTTGCGAATTGCCGAAAGCAGCTCATCGCGGTCGCTGTCTTGCGCTGCGATGTCGAGGATATTGACTGGCTTAATGTGGCTCGAATACTCTTTGAATAGCTCATTGCTTGTGACTATTCGCCCATCCCTGTCGGTAATCACATAGAAGAGGTCAATTGATGACTCAAGGATGTGCAGCGATGCCATGCTGCAAAGATACGTTAAACCGAACGTAAATCGCTAAAGAAAGCACGCCATGCAGGCACGCATCCGAGCGCATATTTGATGGTAAGCAGCATCGTGAAGGTAAGCACGATGCCATTTGCGAGTATATCGTAATTCATAGGCGTTTGCATTTCCGGCTCATTTCTTACAGCGTGAGTTTTCGGTATGTAATACGTGGCGGCTGGGTACAAAGATACATCACACGGCTGAATTGTATCAAACGCGGTTAATACTTTCGGCTTTGCCGGTTGCGCCATGACTGCCTGAAAGCTTTCGCGGTTGGCTTGCTGAAATGAGGTATCGGCTTCGGGCGCATGCCAGCTCATGGTATCGATGTTGAGCTTGCTGTGGCGCACTACCTTTATCGTGTCTCTTCTAATCTGTTGCATCGCTTTTGGCTTTTGGGATATATCCTGCGGCTATTAGTGCTGCAATGATGGCGGTTAATGTCTCGGCTGTTATCACTTTGAAGATTAGTAAGAAGATTGATACCAAAATCATGAGCGAACCGATTGTGCTTCGCCAGTGCTTAACAATCACATCGAGTATGCGCCTTGGTTTGGTAGGTCTTCGTGCCATGCCTTAATATACGCGCAAAGCCTTGCAGCGTTTGGGCAAGGTAGGGCTAAAAATTACAAAGTGAGAAATAGAGATTTGCCTCGTCCCTGCGCCTGTTGGTAAGCCCTTGCAGTGCTTTGCCGCCTGCCTTGTTCCATTTCAGAAATTCATCGAGGATGCTCGGGTCGGCTGGGTTGGCTTTGGCTTTCTTTAGCAGCGTAGATTTGACCAACGCACCAGTGCCCACGTTATAGGCGAAGCACACCAGCGCATCGAATTGACATTGGTTAATGTTTGGCAGGTGCTTATTGACCGTTGCCTCAAATGGGTCGAGCGTTGCGAGTAGCAATTGCGTTGCTTCCTTTTCAGATGTGAGCTTTTCGCCCAGCATTACCTTCTTACCATTGGGGTATCGTGTCGAGCCGTAGCCAATCGTGGGCACTGATGCCGGGCATAGGTAGCTTGAGAGCCTCAATCCCTCGTACTTCTTAATCAGATTAAGCCCGAGAATTGAGGTGCTGCGCATTATGGAATTACTACTTTGATTGTGTCATCTGATTGGTCATGGTAGAGATAGTAATCTCCAGCATGCGCACCAAGCGCAACCGTTATAGCAGCGGCAGCGGCTGTGGCATCTGCATAACTTGGCAAGTTCTGCGCAGCGATAACAAACATATTGTTTAGTGTATTGCTATTAGCGGCATCTTCACCTATGGCAGTTACATAATCGCCTGTGTTTTGGTTAGCGGCACCATTACCCAATCCGATTACATTATTACCAGTATTTTGACCCCCTGTAAGCTCTCCTAAAAATATTGCATTATCGCCTGTGTTTTGGTCGCCTGCACCAGTTCCAATAGAAATAGTATTTGAAGATGTATCATCTGCGCTTGCACCACTGCCTATCGCAACTAAACTACCACCACTTGCATTTGCACCTGAACCAGTTCCTAACGCAATCAAATCGGAAGCAGTTGCCCCATTGCCAGTACCTCTTCCAATTGCAATAGTATTACCTCCGCTTGGCGGCGTTGCTAAATTTGTAGCAACTACAAAGTCATTGTTAGTGTTAATAATAACGGTTGCCGAGTTAACAGTATTGCCATTGTCATAGGCAGTTTGCAGATTGACTACATCGCCTACCTCAATTTGCTTCGATGTATTGCTGCTTGTGTCAACGATATAAAATACATCGTCACTCGCCGCCGTTGCTAAGGGTGTAAGGTCGGTTACTTTTACGCCTGCCATAATGAGTAGTTTTTACAAAGTTATAAATTTTCGGGCTCAATTATTATTAATTCAAATTCTACGCCTTCACCAAGTACCGCCAATGTGTACTCATCTTCGTGAATAAACCAATCACCATTGCCATTTTCTTTCGGCTGTGAATGGGTGTCATGTAGTTCGTTTGGTAAGCCAAGAGATTGATTGATTAAATAAATAGCCTGTTGGCATTCCTCTTTTGATTTATAAAGGTGTCCTCTTATTATCATGGCGTTGCATAGTATTGGCGTAAGTCCTCATTGTATGGCGAAAGGTTGTAGAATAGCTGCTGTGATTGGCGGTAGAGGTATAACTCAGAAACGTAACCGAGCAACAAATTTCCACTATTGCCATTGCCTCCCAACTGCAAGCTGAATGATGCGTTTGAGTTAGATGGTACAAGATTTTGCGCGTTTGTATAAACAGCGTCTTGATTATTTACGAAAACATAATTTCTTAAGCGTATATTTGTTGACCTTGATACCAAAAATGACACTACATTTAATTGATTAGGAATCGCAATATTAGCATCATTTGTGTTTATAACCGTCAAGCCTGCACCTGCTGCATTATATGTAATATTTCTTAATCCGTTATTAATAGGCACAATTGCTCTATCGTCAAAGCAAAATAAAATACCTATATTGGAACTTAATGTGGCAGCGTTTCCAATCAGTGAATATAAAGCGTTTGGATTTGAAGAAGTTCCAAACTGACAAACTGATAATATCTGCGCTGTATTTTCAGCATCGGTAAGGTTATGCAGCCAGTTGTAAGTAGCAGTTGAAGAAGCAACAGCCATAACATCATTCACCCCATCAAAAAACATTGATGGCTTACCGTTTACCGTATCAACAACCCCAGAATTTACTATGCGCGGTTGGTTAGCAACAACCGTCTGAGTGAAATTATTTGAGCCTACTTGGTCATATAGTGTCCTTACGAATCCTGAACCCGCACCAACAAAAGCCAAAAGGCTTGCCGTGTCAAGTTCGTTGTCTGCTGTATAGCCAATAGTCTGCGTGGCATTATCTGAACTCCTGCGAACTTCAATGAGCGAACCAGTGTATAACTCATTCACTCTCCTTGCCACGCTATAACAGCCGAAAGGTAGGCTCAATTGACTTTGCCACTTCTGAACCGGAAGCTGGGCGAAGTTTATCACATCGCCCATAGCTCTCGCTGGAAATAATGCGTTACCGAAATTCTGCCTTTCAGTAAATCCAATAAAGCCTGTCATAGCTCAAAATCGCCTATTGATGCGCGAACATTCAATGTAGTGTTAGCAGCCAAAGTTGTAACGGATACGAATATCTTTTGGCCGTCCTCGAGCTGGAAATCTTGAAATGCAACCTCAACATAATAACCCGGAACGGTGTTGCTTATAGCACCTGCGGCCAATGGTATTGTTACCATACGGACAACTCTTGCATTTGCGCCTGCGTTATTAGTCAGCCAAATATTAGCGATGCCAGCAGATACAGTACCAGTTCCAACGAATTGAAATGCTATTGATGTAACCTTTGAGCCTGCCGTTACAGGACTAACATAAAGCTCTCGAAAGCTCGTTGAATCCGATGGGCTTGCCACCTCGGCATTTGATGTGTTTGCCGCGCTTATATTTACAACTGGTGTCTTTGGGTTGTAAGCGAAGACTGGTCTTTGATTTGTTGCCATATTAATTTAGTTAGTAATTGTAGAAGAGATATAAGTCACTACCGACCGATGGTTCATTAACTGCATTATCAACGTAGGTCTTAACGGCTGCCTGTGTTGGATACAATGTATTGCTTGTGCCTAATGTTGTTGCAGTGCTTTTGTTAGCTACGTCTTCAGGTGTGAATCCAAGTACCTGAGTAATCGTTCGGTTTCTCCAAAGGTTGTTCACGCCTGTTGTATAAACCAATAACTGATTATTTGCGAGCGGCGTTGTAGTGATGTCAACATCCGAAAGCTCGTCGAGCTGGAATCCATTTTGCACGAAAACATAAATCTGACCATTGCCAGCATTCGCCCTTTCAACTATCCCAATTCGGGTTAAGTGGTTCGGAGCAAATGGCATTGTATTGGTCAAAGCCCCTGCCGTATTGCCAACGTAAAGCGTATCGCCTGCGCTGTAAGCGTTGGTATTGATTCCATCAATTACACCTTGCGTAATGATGTAGCCCTTTTGATTTGGCGCAATTGAGCTGCTAAAAACAAGCCCGACAGTCTTTGAAGATGTAGCCTCGCTTGTGTTATTCGCAAGCTTCACAGTCATTCTATCGCCTGTTGCGCCAAAGGCATAAACAGGCTGCCCTCGGTTAATCGTAACGCTGTCGGCATTGGTAACATAGGCGAACATCTGATTAGGCGCAACGCCTAACAATTGAAAGTTCGTGCCGTCATATATTGCGATGAATTGCTGATTCGCTGCAATGTCACCGCCAATAATCGGCACCACGTTATTCTTTGCGATGTTTACCGCACCAAGGCCGTTGATGTTTAGCGTGGATGCGCCTGTGTTCGCGTTGGTGAATCCAATCGCATAGGCATCATTCAGGCTATATGCTGTAACGCCGGGAATAGTAACGGCATAGGTATCAGTGCCAGTGGCTTGACCGCCTTGCATCCCTGTTGCCGCCGTGCTTGCAATGGTGAAGCTAGGATAGGTTCCGGTAATTGAGATGTCAGTGCCAGCCGTAAGCGATACAACCTGATCGGGCGCGGTATTGCTTACCACATTACTTGTGATGTCGATGCCTGTGCCCGCTGTTAGCGTGTCTTGCTTCCCATCAAATGTGCTCCAATCAGCTTGGCTCAGATATCCATCCGAGCTGCTTGTCGCTTGGCTTATGCTGATGTCAGGCGTAGCCCCGCCGCTTGATGCAATCGGAGCCGTGCCTGTTACTGCTGTAACACCACCGCCACCGCCACCGCTCGGGATATTTACCTCAACCACACCGGGTGAAGTAAGCGAAGCCGTCACGCCATCGCCTGTGAAGTTTAGCGTGGTTGTATTGGTGCTTACGTTTGTGCCTTCATCTTGCGTGGTTATTGGTGTACCACCTCCACCGCCAATGGCTACCAACGGGTCGGCTGGTGTTCCGTTTCCAGTTATGGTCACCCCATCCACAGCTACCGATGTTAGGCAAGGCTCGCATGGTTCGAAGTCTGGCAGAGGTATGTCACCAGTAGCGCAAGTATCGTAGCAGCCGTCCTCGCTCGATGTGCTAACATTCACATCCACATCGATTGCAACCGCAGCCCACTCATAATTCACTGGCAGGTATTTTATCTCGGTTGCGTAGCCGCTTGGCACCACCTCATAAGCGATTGCCCCGATTGCGGTCTTGAATTGCGGGTCAGTGCCGCTAATTAAACGAAGCACCCGCGATGCCACCCAGTCCTGTGCATCGGCTGAGTCGCAAGGTAGGTGGCTTTTGCGCACCATTGCATAAGCGGTCATGCTGAAGCGTGTCTCGTAGATTGAGCGGCAACCGGCAAGCCTGAGCGAATCGTTTTTGGTTACGCTTGTCTTGCTTCGCTTCGCCCAGAATAGCGTGCCCTGCTTCGCATCGTAATCCGTTACAGGAATCGCTTGTCCGTTGCCGATGTAGAATGCCCAGGCTTTATCATTGCCCTCGCCTACAAGCTCGCTAAGGCCGTAAATCTTATCGAAGATATTGCCGACCTCAATGCGTTGGTTAAGCCTCTCGAGAATGGTAGATAGTATATTCATTTGCTCATTGCGTTTATGATTTGCTCAACTAACTGCTGTGCATGGTCTTCAAGCATCTCGGCTTGCTCTTCGGCTGTCGGTTTGAATATTTCGCCGTATCCTTTGAATCTTTTACCATTGCCGAATTGAAGCCCTTGCGCTTTTTCCTTTTCCGATTCAGGCAATCCGATGCCAGCGGTTAAGCCTTCTGTGATTACTTCTTGCGATAAGAATCCACCCTTCAGCCTGCCAGTTAATTCGAGGGGCAGCTTGCGCGAAGTTTCTTGTTTCAATTGTGCGTAGCCGTCTGGAAAGTAAAGAGACTTAATTGGCTCACCAAGTTTGCCTACTTTGAACCTACTCGGCGCATTCGCCAAACTTCTCGGACTAACATATATCGGAGTTGTTTTGTATGGCACAGTCGGCAATTTATCACCCGCAGTGTTCGTGCCACCAGTTGAGCCAGTGCCGAATATACGCTTAAACATGATGCGCTTCAATTCACGAACAGGCGCGTATAACGGAGTGAACTTGGATGTCCACCCCTCATAAAGCGCATCAAGATTCTTTTGAATTTCAGCGGGCGTCGGCATGTTATGGTAACGCAGTTACGTACTTCATGTTTCGCTTGCAATCCCAGCAATGCGTGTCATCAGGCAGTCGCATGTTTTGAAGCATCGCGCCCATCTCTTCTGAATAGCGCGTTGCTGCGATGTCGCGTGCTGCCACAATACCCTCAAAGGCATCGGCAGTCGCAAAGGGCTTCGAACCGCGATTAACAATAACCGTTGTATTCACCCTTTGATTCGGGCTAATGGTTAGCGCATAGTTGTAAATCTCAACCGCCGTAGCATAGGCTAACGATAAAGCCATCGTGCCACCTATCGAGCAGAGCCATCCTTGGCGGTCGCAGTTCACATTATAAGTGAGGCTCATGCCTGTCGTGTACTTACTCGAGCTGCTTGTAAGGACATTCGTTCCATCAGTAGTGAGCTCGATGCCTATCGCATCCACAAATGGGCAGATATGCGCCTCACGAGCACCACCGCCACAGCTTGTGCAAGTGCCCTTCTTTGGCGTGAACTTAGCCGTGTTCATGGTCGATTCATACACGATAGCAATATCGAGCTTGCGCTTTGCAGAGGTGAAGGTCTTGCCAATGAACTGATCGAGCGCACCCTCTGCATAGGTAATCGTCTCAATAAGCTTTCCGGTTGTCATGTCGAAGATTAACACAGGCACGTTCGTATTCGTAGAGGCAATGGCAAGGTTAATATCCGCTAAGTAAAAGTTAAGGTATGCAATAGTGTTAGGGTCAATCTTTAATCGGATGCCGCCATAATTGCCAGCACCGAGGGCAGTCTGCACGTTTGAATAATTGGTCACCACCTGACCAACGCGCTTGCTTTCGATGACCGTATCGCTCTTCATCATTGGACTGAGCTTGGTTAGCACATCCGATGAAAGCTTGCGCCATGCGAAGGCTCGTTTATCTTCGAACAGCTCAACGCCGTTGCGGTATTGGTCTGTGATAAGTTGCCCGAGAAAGGTTTGATTGATGCCGAGGTCATCGATGTAGAGCCCAGTCGATGGCTCTGGTGATTCGCAGCCTCTTAATCCGAGTAGTGATTCAATGCACATCTCTTTAGTTTTTACAAAGATAAAAAAAAGAGGGCACGAAGCCCCCTTCTTATTGCGTGGTTAGATTATCTAATCCGTCTTGGGTCAATAAGTCCTCATCGGCTTGCGAGAGTAAACTTAATGACCCGATTACGGGTTTACGATGCTAACGCAGTTAACATAGTTCACGCCAGCGAACTTGTCAGCAGCCTCGTAAATGTCAGTCGGAAGGGTTACAATCTTTCCAGTTGTGGTTAACACGATTGACAAGTTACCGCAATCATCCTTCATGGTAAGGTCGCAAGGTACTCCAGCTGGTGTGAACACCAAGGTCTTTGAGTAATTGCTTCCAGCAACAGGCGTGATGCCAGTGTTCCAGTCAGCCAGGTTAAATGATAACCACTGGATTGCTCCGGCAGTTGTCACTAACGCTGAGTTCTGGTCACCTTGCGCAGCCGCTAAACGAGAATCGTAAGCGAAGCCGAAGCCGTTTTGCTGCGTGATTGCCAACAAATCCAAGCCATACTGAGAGCAACAGCCAGCAGCCATCGCATTAGCATAACGCTGCATTGCAGCACCGCCAAACGCAACAGGTGCGCCCGGATAGTTAGCCATGCGAGTTGCTTGCTGAATGTCAGCGATTGCAAATGGGTTCGGCTCAGTTGTGCCGTTCATCGTTGCAATCTCCAAGCAGTCACCAGTTACGGTGTAGAAGCCTTCAACATCAGTGCCCCACTTACCGATTTCAGCCACAGCCTGAACAGCGGCGGCAGAAGCCACCTTGCGATCAAGCACATCCATCAAGCGCATAACGCTCTCAAGGACGTAACGGCTGTTCTCCTGACAATGGCGTGCGATGTCAGCAGCGTTGATAAGCTGCGAAGCAACGAAAGTGTCAGTAGTATCAACCGTGTACGTGGTTGTTGAATCTCCGTAAGTGTTCTCTGAAGTACACGTAAGGATGTCACCGCCCTCGTTTACTTCGGTCTCAGGTAAACGCTGAATCCAACGAGCTTGTACGGTTTTTAATTTACCGCCACCGGGTGCAACCTCGGTGCGGATTAGTTTTGCGTTTTCAGGCGAAAGCAAGAACTCTAAGAAAGGCAATTGCTCACGCTGACCAACTTCGATGAAGAGTTCGCTAAGTGACATTTGCACATTAGGACACTCCGATAGAATGCGAGAAATAGACATGATTAATGTAGTTTTTGGAAGACCTTCCAATTACAAAGGCTGGAAGTTGCGCCTACTTTGCCGCGATAAGTTGCGGCTCACTACATCATAAGGTGGCGCAAAGGTAATAAAAAAAATAATACGCTACGAATTAGCGCGTATAAGAGAGTTATAGGCAAGCGGGGGAAAGTGCTTCATATTATAGTTTCCGTTGAGAAAAAATAAAAAATAGCCCCACCCGCATCGGCTGTAACTAGCCGTTAGGTTAAGAACCACATTCCGAAAACACCTCACAGCTTTCACCGCCAAGTAAGTCAAGTTGGTATGTATATTCATCTGCATCGTTTTTTATAGTTCCGTTCCAGCTTTTAGCTTCTTCAAGTATTTGCAATGTGCTTCTGTTTTTTCTAAAAAATGTTCTGTCTTTGGGTATAAATTCCTTTCTTTCGCACGTTTCAACATAACCTATCAATTCTTCATCTTCTTCTCCCTCATAAATATAAATTGGCTTACCTATTTCCATTGGCTCGTTTTTTTCAATAGTGCCGTTTATTAAATAAAAATCAGGGTATTCTTTTCCAAACTCGTTCCCCACTCTCGGATATTTTCGTTCCATTTCAGCCATAAATTCAAATGCTTTTGGGTTTTCTTGTGCAATTTGATACAGCTTCTTATCTGCCTTTTTCCAACAAGTCGCACAATTACCTTGATACCCTTTTAATTCTAATCTAAAAGGCATTGAACGCCAATAAAAGTTTATCATTGGCTTTGTTGCAGGTATCATTTTGCTGCTTATTAACGGATATATAAAGCCCATTTCTTTAGCTTTTGCGTTCATTCTATCTGCCTCGTCTTGCCTTATACCTATCGCTGTATGATACTTTTCACCATTAAACCAATCTTTGCCAAATGCCTTTATTGGCGCTTGCTTTAATTCCCTCGTGCAGTGTGGAAATGCCTGATTTGGTATTCCGTATTTTTTAATTATTGCTTCAAAAGGTTCACCTTTTCTGCTTGCATTATCAAAATCGGTTCTATAAAATCCAGTTCCTTTTCTTATGCCTTGTTGCACATCGGCTTCAACCCATTGCACATTTAATTTAAAGTGTTTATCGCATCGCTCCACAAATTCAAGTGTTTGCTCATTCTCTAATCCTGTATTTGCAAACACAAACACAATATTTTCATAGCCATATTCTTCATAATGGTTGTTTAACCATTGTGCCATAAAAGCGGAAGTTTCACCGCCTGAAAATGAAACGAGAAGATTTTTTGCCCCCGCTTCGCTATTTTTTATTTTTTCTTTCATTGCTTCGATTTTTGTTTATTCTTAATAAATTCCGCCAGCCTATAACAGCACCTTAGCGTCAGCTTCGTTTCTCAGCCGAACGCCAAGCTGCAAAACGTTATAGGCAATCCTTGCAGTACTTCCAATCAACGACTTGTTCCCCATCCTGAAAGGTTTTACTTCCTGCGTATGAATACCAACCATCATCGTAATAAACAACCTCATACCATTTCGATTTACCTAAGTCGTTTATGTGTTCTATTTTCGCAAGAATAGGACTGCCTATAACATCAGGTATATTCAATTGCGGGTTTTGTGCTAAATTTGACATTTGTTCTATTTATTTAAGTTATTACTAATTTGAAAGTTTGTGCTTTTAAGTCCGCAACTAAATATACCTGCGGAACGTTAGCTGCTATTTTGCCGACCACTCCGAAAGTTTAGACTTGACAATTAATTTCAGTTCATTAACTTTTGACAATGGACAGCGAAAGCTGACCGTTTTTGTCGGTTCGGTAAATGCCGACTTTCTGCCAGCGTTTGACCTTTTGCCGCCTGATTTCTTTTTCTTAGCCATTTTGAAACTTGGTTAAAAGTGAGCGAACATCTTGAATTCTATCACGGCTGAATTGTATTAATATATCTCCGTTATCACGATAGACTTGGTTATCCAAATCAGAAGCATCTAATTGAATATTGTCAACTATCTTATTCATAAAGTAGTTGAACATTTCAATTTCACTTTCAGTAAAAGAACGGCTCACTTTTTTTGGCTTAGTTCTTACGTGCTTTGGTTCACTATTTAATGACCAATCACCTGTGTTTCTTTCATTAATTCTACCGTTTTGCATATTGCTTAATTTTGATTTCGTTTACAAAATTACACCTTTATTTTGAACATGCAAACTTTTTCAAAAAAATATTTTTCAGAAAAAAAAGCCTGCATTTCTGCAAGCCTTTTCAAATAGTGCCTAAACTATTGGTATGAACGAATAAAGAACGAATGAGCTGCAATATACTAAGGCAATTCGATTCTACCAAAAAAAGGTTTATCGCTTACAGACCTTCGCCCCTCGCAGCTCCAAAGCTGCCGCGCCCACCAATTCGCCGAGCCTTTCGGAGAAGGGATGCCGTTACTACGAGCGCAGTAAGAATTGCCTGCATCCGTGCCGGGCTTAATCCGATAGCCTTCAGCACCAAAGTGAATCTCATTGCCGTCATCGTCTACCGCTTTATACTTTTTTCCCGCACGCTCCGATGAGGTGACATTGAAACCTTCATATTGTGGCATGGCTCTCTTTCATTAGTTTGTTCTCGAGATATGTAAGCACAATCTCCAACGCTTTGGTAAGTTCGGCAGGGCTTATCATTTGCGATTCATGGCCTTGCCTCCATTCGGCATGGTGCTTCAGTATCTTATACGCTTGCTTAACGGTCATTTGGTAAAGAATCGAGGGTTAACACCTTTGATGCGTTTATCTGCTTGACTTTCGAGCGGTGGGATGATAGCCTGCCCCGGTCTTGGTACACGCTGCCCGGCTGATGGGTTTTTCTGAATGATGCCAGCCGCCGTAGCTTCTTGAAGCAGCACATCAGATAAGTTCAGGAATGAGCCCGCTTTCTCTTTTGACTTCAATCGCTCGCCGCTCTTCTTATCCTTAACAAAGATGTTTCCATCGTCCTCTAAATCGATTGCATACTTCTCGCCGATGGTAGCCTTAAAGCCTTTAATGGTAAACTCATTGACCGATGGGTCGAGCTTGATTGCTGAGAGCTCACGCTCGAATGTGTGGCTTATCTTGCTTTGCTTCTGCTCCTCTGCCATCTTCTGCTTAAACTGCTCGAATTGATTAATCGCTTCTTGGCGTGCGGTGTCAACTTCGGTCAGTTTGCGCTCAA